AAGACCGTGAGCTGCAGGATGCCCTGCCGGTGAAGCGGGCCGCCGGCTAGATAGACCCGGTCGGACTCGTTGGGCAGATGATCGACCTCGATGTAGGCCTCGGGCCGTTCACCGGGGACCTCGCGGTAGAGAACGGGCATCGGCGGGCTGAGCACGAGCTCCTTGACGCGCCCGATCAGCGCCGCGAGGACTTCGGCCTCGGGTGTCATTGCCTGGCAACCTCCGCGATCACGGCGTTGGCGATGGCCTGGAACCGCTGCGCCGTCAGCCGGACCATGCCGTTCGGGGCCTGCTTGGACCAGCCCTCCTCAAGGCGCGGGCCATAGGGCAGGTTGTTGGCGAGGTGGATCACGTCGCCGGCGCGCAGCTTCATCGTCTCTGCGGTCACCGCCGAAATCGCGGCCTGCCCGGTCGGATCAAGCAGCTCGATCACGCCGTCGGGCACGTTGCCGATCGCGCAGAGCCAGTTGCCGCGAAAGCGGCCGGTATCGACCGGCGATCTCACGATAACCTCGCTGAACGCATCCAGCGAAATCTTGCGGACGGCAGTCGTCATCTTGCGGTCCGTCTTGGCGACGAAGGTCCTGACGTCAGTCACGAAGCGGCTCATCTGCGGGCCGTGATCTCATAGGCCACGGTGATGCCCGCCGGCGCGATCGCGGTGACGTCGAGCGCGCGGTAGGTGCCCTGCGCGGTCACGATCTGATCGTTCTCCTGCGGGACGAAGGCGATGTCGTGCGCGGCGTAGATCGTCACATCCTCGGCGCGGATCACGGTGTCGCCGACGCCCATGCCGACGCTTCTGCCGGAGACGGGCAGGACGGCGCCGATGACTTCCGCCGACGTCGCGGTCAGGCTTCCGGCTTGCGGGTCCGCAGGGTCCGCGGCGGTCAGCACCGGGCGCGAGACGGTGATGCGCTGCCCGAACTCCGCGAGGATCCCGAGCGCGTCAACCTGAGCTGCCAGATAGTCGAAGCTCATGCCCGCCTGATCTCCGCGAAGCCGTTGCCGGCGAGGACGTAAGGCCGCAGGATGCGGTCCACCGCCGGGATCGAGGGCCGGCCCTTGCCGCCGATATAGGTGACCGACTTCGACAGGGGCCCGATCGAGGACGACTCCGATGCAATCGTGCCGACGGTGATCGGCAACGGGTCGGTGCCGGACATGATGGCCAGCGCCATCTCCATCTGCGCCCGCTTGATGGCCGCCGGGATGGTTTCATACTTGACCCACCAGCCGTCCACATAGCCGACGTCGTGGCGCGGCCAGGCGAGCGCCTGGAACTCCGAGAACTGGTAGCCCTTGAAGGTGTAGAGGTCGTCAATCGCGCGGGTGGCGCGGCGGAGGATGGCCTCACGGCCCCTGTCGCCGAGCGTGTTGAGCTCGTTTCGATCCATGGCGGCGGCATAGGCCATGAACTCGGCGAGCGTGACGTAGCTGTCTGCTGCCGTCCCGGCGATGGTGGTGTCTAGTGGCATGGTGTGGCTCCTTGGCCCTCAATGACACGGCCCCCGGAAGGGCCGTGCTGTTCAGGGTCACGCGCCGATGAGAAGGCCGATATGACGCGGCTGCACCACCGCCACGCCCCAGGCCAGGTTGACCTCCCAGCGAATCTGGCGCTTCTGGCGATAGACGCAGAACTCGAAGGTGATCCCCGACACGGGGTCGGTGATGTTGAGCACGTCGTCGGCCATGTCGCCCCCGTCCGGCATGGCCGGGGCGCGGGCGGCAAGGACGATGGCCCCGCGATGGAAAAACATGTTGCGGGTCGTCGCCGCGATGATGGTGAGGGCGCGCGTTCCCGCCGCTTGCCCCACACGAAGGCCGGGCTCGGCAATCGTGATGGTGCCCGGGCCGGTGACCCCCGCGGCGACCACATACTGGTTGGGGTCGTTCGCAAAGGTGATGATGTCGCCCGCGAGGATCGCGTTCGTGCCGGTGATGACCGGAATCTGCGTCTGCCCGACGCTGAGCACAGCGTTCGAGGACGTGTAGGCTGAGCCGTTGCCGACGGGGACTGCGGCGCGGACCTGCGGCGACCATGCGATGCCGAAGCCCATGAGGTTGCCGATGGTGCCGCTGCGCAGCAGCTCGTCAGTGCCCGCCTCGTTGACGCGGAAGAGCGAGGATTGCACACCGCGCAGGCGGTTGGCCGAGGTCGAGCCGAGCACCATGCGCAGATCGGACAGGGGCGCGCCGTTTTCCTCCATCATCTGCCGGGCGTTGGCCATGTCGGTCAGGACGCCAGCGGTGCCGAAGGGGGTGCCGGCGGCCGTGCCGATCGCCCGGGATGCGCCGACGTGCAGCGCGCCGAGATCGGCCTCGACCTCGTTGGCCAGCGTCCTGATGGCCTGCGCGATCCGGTCCTGATTGATCCGCTGAGTCGTGCCGGCGGAGTTCAGGCCACGGTTTTCCTCGCCGGTGATGCCGAAGGGGACCGAGCGCGACTTGGTGACCGTCACCGGGACGTTCTGGATCGTCTGGTTCGGGGTGTCGGCGGGGACGTTGCCCACGTTGAGGTTTTCGGCCGCCATCGGGCCGACAACCGGCGACATCACGGTCTGGTTGACAGCGGCGCGCGCTGCCATGGCGTCAATCGTGACCGAGCGGATGAAGCCGGTCTGCTCGCGGGAGACGGTATCGAGGGCCTCGTAGATGGTCGGGATGAGGCTCGTGAGGGTGAGAACGCCCATGTGTGAACTCCGTTTCGATGGGGGTTAAGTGTGCCCGCCCCCATTCGGGGGGGCAGGGGTTCAGTCGATGACTGCGAAGCCGTCCTTGATCCGCGCCGCCTGTTCGGCGGGCGAGAGCGCGGTGAACTCGGCCCTTTTCATGGTCTTGGTTCCGGGCGTCCCGCCGCTTGATCCGGGCGGCTTCCCGCTGCCCCCTTTGCCCCCGTCGGCGACGAGGTGCGGTATCGCCCCGGCCAGCGAGGCGGCGAGGTCGGCCATGGTTGCGCCGCCGTTCTGCCCCTTGCCGATCATGGGCGTCTGCCCGTCCGGCGACATGACGCGCATCCCGCCGTCATCATCGAAGACAATGCGGGGCGCGGCAAAAGCCGCAAGCACGTCGAGACCTTCCGGCACGACGCCCGCCTTGGACAACTCGGCCTTGAGCTCGGCCATGGCCTGATTGCGCAGGAGAGCCGAGAACTTGGCCTTGTAGCCGGTCTCCGTCTCCGCGAGCTTCGCCTGAAGCTGCTTGACGATTTCGGGGTCTGCCCCGGCGGCGAGCTTGGCTTGCACGGCTTCCGGCGTCTCGCCGAGCTTCTTCCATGCGTCCAGCGCCTTCCGGCGGTCAATCGCCTCCTGCTGGGCGGTGAGGGCCTTGCCCTTGAAGGTTTCGACCTCCGCCATCGGCGCGAGGGCGGCGAGGTCGATGACGGTCTTGCCATCGGCCGTGGCGGCGAGGGGGCGCAGGTGTTCCGGCAATGCCGACGTGTCGGCGATTTCGATCTTCATGGTTCAGCTTCCCGCTGGTTGTGGGGGCATCCCGCCCCGGCGCGAGCGATCAGATGCGCGCCCGCAGTTCTGCGAGCGTCAGTTCCCTGCCGTTCGCGTCGAGAAGGTCGCGGAAGGATATCCTTCCCGACCGCCAAAGCTCGGCGCGACCAGCGCCCAGAGCGTCGTCCTGTTCGGCCTGCGACCGCCGCGCGAGCCAGTCCTCGAAGCTGAGGTCGGCGGCGACTTGGCCGTTCATGCTGGCCCGTGTCCCCGGCGGCAGGTCCTCAATGTCGAACCCCAGCTCGCGCCAGCTCTTTGTTTCTGGCCGCGATGAGGAGCGGCAGCCGAAGTGCAGGTTGCCGGGCCCGGCCCCCCAGGGGATGGCGTGGCCGATGGGCTTGTGCGTCACCGGCTCATAGCGCCGGCCATCGCGGACCTGACATTGCACGGTGGTGCGCAGATCCAGCGTTGACGTCCAGACCACGGCCTTGATCAGGTCCGCGTTCGCCTCATAGGTCGCCTGCTTTGCAGCCTCCGCGACCGCTTGCGTGGCCGACCGGACAAGGCTTTCGGCGTGGCGGCGGCTGATCTGCATCAGGCCGACGACGGTTTCGCCCTGCCTCACCCCGCCGCGCACCCGCTGGATCAGTTGCGCCGTTGTGTCGCCCTGGGCGATCCCGAGCCGCATCGCGTCGGTGAAGCGCTGCAGCGTGTCGCCTGCCTGCCTCGACCACCATTCGGCCACCGGCGCGCCCTGCACGAGGACGGAGCCGGTCAGCGCGACCGCTTGCGCGCGCGTCAGCACCGCCGTTGCGAGCTGCAGGCCGGTGGCATCGTTCAGGACCTTGGCCGCGAAGGCGTCCTCGATCTCGGCCAGTTCGGCCAGCTCGCCGAGCAGGCGCTGCGAGGATGACCGATAGGCGGCCTTGATCGTGTCGCGGACCTGCGCGAGCAGTTTTTCGAGCCGCGCGGCGCGGGTCGTCGGCCGCACCCCGCCTGCCGGGTCGATGCGCGCGAGCTGGGCGACGAGATCGCCTTCAAGTTCGCGCAGAAGCTCGATCACCGCCCGGCGCTGGCCGGCCTCGACGCGCAAGAGGTCAAGCCCGTGGAGCGTGAAGGCGTCCGCGATGATGTCGTTCGCGCCGTCCATCACTGGCCCACGAGCGCGATCAGAGCGGCAACGGCTGCCCGGTCATGCCGGGGCTTTGTTCCGCGATCCGGTCGGCTTCCTCCTCAGGGTCAATATCGGACGGCACGACGCCGCGCCGCGCCAGTTCGCGCAGGAATGTCTCGCGGCTGATGTTGCCGGTGTTGACGGCCGTGAGCAGAACGGACAGCTCCTGCACGGACAGGCTGCCGATGGTGAAGTCCTTGTTGACCGTCACGGTCGGGGCTGCGGGCTCGCCTGCATAAGCGGCGACCCAGATCATGGCCTGTTCGAGCGCGTCCTGCAGCGCATCCGCCGCGGCGGCGAGCTGCGATGTCTCCTTGGCCGCGTCGAGCGCTTCTCCGGTGGCCGACTGCGCCGCCGGCCTGACGGCCAGCAGTTGCATGCCGAAGGCCTCCATCTGGAACTCCAGGTCCTTGAGGTCCTGCCGTCCCGCCCCGATCGCTGCGCCGCTGTGTTCGACCCAGCGCAGGTTGGCGGCGGGGTCGGTGGACGTGATCGCGGTCTTCGCGCCGATGACAAGCGGGCCTGCGTCCTGCGGGAAGCCGGTGGCGAACAGGATCGGCACCCGCGCCGCCTGCAGGATGGTCCGCTGATCGCTCTGGCTCTGCCAGTGGGCGATGTTCACGTCGGCGAGGTCGTCCAGCATCATCGCGCCGGTGAAGAACCCGGTGCGGTTGAGATAGACAGGCGTCACGGTGA